AACCTGATACGCTTGATTTCGATGCAAAATGATACGGAAATAAAACAGACCTCACGAGGGGTCGGGCTAATTGGCAGCACTGAGCCTAGAATCCACACGCCTTTACTTAAAGGTAATTCCAAAGCACAAGAGGTTGCAGATCTAGCTGAGAAAATTAACTTGCCCTTGATCCCCTGGCAACGCTGGCTGCTTGATGACCTGTTAACTATCGACGATACAGGCAACTTTAAGAAGAAGCTAGGTATAGCGTTGATTTCGAGACAGAATGGCAAGACTCATCTAGCACGTATGTTAATCCTAGCGCATCTATTCTTATGGGACACTAAAAACGTTTTAGGTATGTCCTCAAATCGAAATATGGCACTTGATACATTTAGGCAAGTCGCTTATATGATCGAAGACAATCAATTCTTAAAAGATCAAATAAAACAGATACGCCTGGCTAATGGTCAAGAATCTATTACGTTATTAAACGGCGCTAGGTATGAAATAGCCGCAGCGACTAGAGACGCACCCAGAGGTAAGTCCGCTGGATTTTTATATTTGGATGAAATCCGTGAATGGACAGAAGAAGCCTTTACAGCTGCACTACCAGTAACACGTGCAAGACCTAATGCGATGACCTTTATGACAAGTAACGCAGGCGATGGGTTTAGCACTGTACTTAATGATTTGAGAGAGCGTGCATTATCTTATCCACCTGACACTTTGGGTTATTACGAATGGTCAGCGCCACAGCACTGCAAAATTCACGACAGAAAAGCCTGGGCTATGGCTAACCCTGCACTTGGTTATTTAATTACAGAAGAAACCTTAGAAGAATCTGTAGCGACCAACACAATAGAAGCTACTAGGACTGAGATGTTATGCCAGTGGATCGACTCTACTGTCAGCCCCTGGGTATATGGATCAATCGAGCAGTGCAGCGATAGCAGTTTAGAGATACCTGTCGGGCCACAGACAATTATGGCATTTGATATTGCACCGACAAGGCGATCAGGTGCTTTGGTTATGGGTCAAGTCAAAGATGGGAAGATAGCAGTCGGATTAGCACAGCTGTGGCATAGCGATATAGCAATAGATGAGATTAAGATGGCTAGTGACATAAATGAATGGGCACGTAAGTACCATCCACACACGATCTGTTATGACAAGTACGCCACGCAAACTATTGCTACTAGATTAGAGCAAAGCGGATGGCGAATGGTTGATGTATCAGGGCAGGCGTTTTACCAGGCGTGCTCAGACCTTGCCGATGGCCTGGCTAATAACCGAGTAGTCCATTCTGGACAGGCAGAGCTAGTACAGCACTTAAATAACTGTGCAGCTAAGACTAATGATGCTGGCTGGCGCATAATACGTAGAAAATCGGCTGGCGATGTTACAGCTGCCATATCACTAGCGATGGTTGTAAGTCAATTAACTAAGCCACAACAAACCGCACAAATCTTTGTCTAATTTGCACCAATAGTCCGATTTATGGTATAAAGTATACATATGGGTCTATTGTCTGCTTTGGGTATAACCAAAAAAACTGAAACTGTCCAAGCGCAATACGCCCCTGCCATTATGGACACAGCTTATGGCTATGGTTCATTTACAACTGGTGTCGGTAATTTCCCTGGTGGATTAGATCGCAACTTTGCGATGCAAGTACCTACTGTTGCTCGTTGCAGAAATCTTATAGCTGGTGTAGTTTCTTACTTGCCATTAAAACTTTACAAAAAGTCTAATGGTGAGGAGTTGGGGAACCCTCTGTGGTTAGAACAGCCAGACTATCGGCAGCCTAGATCCGTCACGTTAAGTTGGACTGTCGATAGCCTCATTTTCTATAATTTGGCCTACTGGCGCTGTACAGAATTATATGCGGATGACCTACGGCCATCACGTTTTGAATGGATAGCAAACAACAGAGTTACATTTACTACTAATAAATTTGGCACAGAAGTAGAAGAATATTTTGTCGATGGTGTAAGAGCACCTATGTCTGGAATCGGAAGTCTTATCACATTTCAAGGACTTAATGGTGGCGGAGTATTACAAACTGCTGCACGCACAATTCAATCAGCTTTAGATCTAGAAAAAGCCGCAGCTGTATCTGCACAAACTCCAATGGCTACTTCTGTGTTAAAAAATACTGGTGCAGATTTACCAGAATCACAAGTAGCGGCATTATTAGCGCAATGGAAGCAAAGCAGATTAAATAGATCAACTGCTTATTTAACATCTACTTTATCTGTAGAAAATATTGGATTTTCACCTAAGGAAATGGCTTATGTAGATTCCATCCAGTACAGTTCGACTCAAATTGCCAGAGCGATGAACGTGCCTGCCTATATGGTGTCAAGTGATATGAACAATAGTATGACCTATCAGAACATAATTGATGGTCGCAAAGAGTTTGTTGCTTATTCATTACAACCATACATTTGCGCTATTGAAGATCGTTTGTCTATGGATGATATAACCCCACGTGGCCACATTGTCAGATTTGCTATCGAAGAATCATTCTTGCGTGCAGACACAATGAAGCGACTAGAAGCAATAGAAAAAATGTTGTCTTTGGGCTTAATAGATGTAGAGCAAGCAAAACAAATGGAAGACCTAACACCTAACGGAAATGAGACAGATGATGCTACTTACATTCAGTAGCCAAGTAGAAGCCGCCGACGGCGAACGCAGAGTAATTGCTGGCAAAATTGTACCCTTTGAAAGCGTGGGTCATACTTCGGTTGGGCCAGTTGTATTCGCTAAAGGATCTATTGAAATTGGTGATCCAGGCAAGATTAAGATGCTTATGCAACATTCACCAGAGCGACCAATAGGCCGTATGCAAAAATTTAACCAGGCAGAAGATGGCATATACGCTAGCTTTAAAATTAGTGCCAGTATGTCTGGACAAGAGGCGCTCATCCTTGCAAGCGAGCAGCTAATTGACGGATTAAGTGTTGGCGTAGATGTTAATAAATCAATTCAGAAAAAAGATTATCTATATGTAACTAGCGCTACCTTGCGTGAGGTCAGCCTGGTTGAATCTCCAGCCTTTGGAGAAAATGCAAAGGTAACTAAAGTTGCTGCTAGCGAGAGCGAAGCAGAGACACCAATCGAAACTAAAGAAAGCGAGGCTCCTGTGGAAGATTTAGCAACAGCGCCACAAGAAGCAAAGGCAGAGGCTGCTACTCCTACAGTAGAAGCCGCACGCCCAGTAATTACAGCACCACTTATCCAAACTTCTGTACGTTCACCAATCAATTCAATGGGATCATATACAGAGCACAAAATTAAAGCTGCATTAGGTAACGATGATTCTAAACTGTATATTGCTGCAGCCGATGATTCATTTTCAACTAACCCAGCATTCAACCCAACACAGTACCTAAGCGAGTTTGTAACTAACACACGTTTTGGCACACCAGCAATCGATGCTTGTTCACAAGGCACACTGCCAGCATCAGGTATGACAATTAACGTACCATCTTTGGTAACTTCTTCAGGTGGCGGAACGGGTGTAGCACCAGTTGTAACTGTTGAGGCAGAGGCTGGAGCAGTACAAAACACAGGTATGGAAACTGCTTATCTAACAGGCACAGTGTCTAAATACTCAGGTATGAACACACTATCTGTCGAATTGTTAGAGCGTTCAGACCCTAACTTCTATGCAGAACTTACTAAGCAATTAGAGTATGCATATTTAAAGACAATCGACACCACAGTATTAACTGCACTTCTTGCAGCTGGTATGAATGGTACAAATACATCTGCTGATCTAGATGGTATCGTTGCATTCACTACAGAAGGCGCACGTACTATTTACTCAAACACAGGTTACTTTGCACAAAATTACATTGCTAACCCAGCACAATGGGGTGCGCTAATTGGTGCACAAGATACAACAAAGCGCCCAGTATTTAATGCGCTACAACCTATGAACGCAGGCGGACAAGTTAATCCAACATCTATCCGTGGTAACGTGCTAGGACTTGATCTATACGTAGACAAGAACTTCTCAGCTACTACATTTGATGATGATTCAGCAGTTATTCTTGCACCAGAAGCATTTACTGTATATCGCTCACCTCAGGCATTTATGTCTGTAAACGTAGTATCAAATCTACAAGTACAGGTTGCTATCTATGGATATATGGCAACAATTGCCAAGATGCCTAACGGAATCTTAAAGTACAAGAAGACCTGATAACACCGATTAAATAAGTAATCTCTGGGGTTTAGTAGCCCTAGCCCCAGAGAGCTATTAGCAAAGGAGTAGAGATGCCAGCAACGTTTGTTACAACAGCCGAGTTACGGGCTAATCTTGGTATTGGTTCACTCTACTCTGATGCGACAGTGGAAGAATGCTGCCAATCGGCAGAAGACCTTCTTGGCCAATATTTATGGCACAATGATGCGCCAGTAGTAGGCACAGCATTACAAGATAACGTGGCGACACTTATGCTCGCTAATCCCAACGCATTTGTAACAGGACAATCAATAACTGTTACTGCCTGTGGTTCCACATTTAATGGCACTTACACAATCACTGGCACAATACCGCCAAGCACAGGCACTACTAATT